AACAAAGATTTGACAGGAAAGTTAATTGCAAACCAAAAGGAAGCTAAAGCTGATCAGTGGCACGTGGTCGAATTTCCGGCAATCATGGACCACGGAACAAAGAAAGCTGCTCCTGTGTGGCCTGAGTATTGGAAACTTGATGAGCTTGAGAAGGTTCAAGCAACACTGCCCACGGGTAAATGGAATGCACAGTGGATGCAAAATCCAACAGCAGAAGAAGGAGCTATTCTTAAACGTGAGTGGTGGAGAATTTGGCCAAACGATTGGATACCAACCTTACATCATGTCATACAAAGTTATGATACAGCGTTTTTAAAAAAGGAAACAGCAGACTATTCTGCGATCACCACTTGGGGTGTATTTTATCCATCAGAGGATGAACCCGCTAATTTAATGTTACTTGATGCAATAAAAGGACGTTATGAGTTTCCAGAACTAAGACGTTTGGCGTTAGAACAATATAAATACTGGCAACCTGAATCAGTTATTATTGAAGCAAAAGCATCGGGTTTGCCACTTACATACGAATTAAGGAACATGGATATACCGGTTGTAAACTTTACCCCATCCAAAGGAAACGACAAGCACGCCCGTGTAAATGCTGTTGCACCTCTCTTTGAATCTGGTATGATATGGTGTCCTGAA